GACGGCGGATCAAGCTGCGCGAACTCGTAAGAAATCGGAGTAATGACCGCCTGAGGATGAACGAGCATCATGTTAATCTGCGCCGCGTCCTCGTCGGGATACCAGCCTTCGGTGAAGTCGTAGAGCGTCTTCATCATGTCGGACGCAACGGAAGCCGGGATTTCCACCTCGTCGATGGAAGTGATGCCCCTGCGGATAGCGGAGGAAGTCGTCGCCACGTCGATATGGCGATAAATCTGCTTCGCGTTGTTGATGAGGGTGCGGACCGCCGGGGTAACGTACAGGATACGACCCTGACGAGGCACGCGCTTGTCGTCCATGTCCTCCATCATCGCGTCGAATACCTCAAGGACATTGTTCGCGGTAAGAGAGGTGGAATCTGCGGTCTTGTTTCCCTTGGAAGAGTCGGTCCAGTCCGCATACAGCTTGGAGATCAGATACGCGTTCATTTCCGGGAACTTCTGCTCGTCGTTGTATACGCGAGTGATGTTCGCGATAGAGGCGACCTGATTCGTCTCGTCGATATCGCGCGGATGAACGAGGGTCTGCCACGTTCTGTGGTTCTCAAGAATCAGCGGAATCCACGCGTTGTTGTAGTTGCGTCTGCGAGTACCGATGGTATCGCGGTCGCCGTCCACACGCCCGGTGGTCGTGATGGTCGGGATTTCGATGGTACGGGAGTTAATCCAGCGGAATCTCCCGTTGTTCGGCGTTGCAAAGAGAGCGCCGAAATACAGCACATAAGGGAACTCCTGTTCCAGTGCGCTGAGATACTGGGTAGCGTAATTGAGATTAGGCATAATCTTTACCTCCTTCGATTATTTTGTTTCCGGCTCCCTTATATGAGTGAAGCCGAAGTTGAACTGTGGAGCATTGCCATCCTTGCCAACGCCTCCGTTTGTCCCGGCGGAAAACCTCGGCTGGCTCTGCCCGGTGTAGATGTTGCCGGAGGTGCTGATGCCGCTCTGGTTTCCGTTTCCGCCGTTTCCACCATTGCCGCCGTTATCGCCGCCTCCATTGTTTCCACCTTCGCCGCCGTTGTCGCCCTGACCACCGTTCCCGTTGGTCCCGGATGATTCGGTCTTGAATGCTCCCTTGTACTCGTCATTCTCCATGAGCGATGTCATGAAGTCCTTTGCGCCGAGAAGCTCGCCGTTTTCCAACTTGAAATCCTTTGCACGAAGCTCAGCGAGAACGCCGTTGCGAGCCGCTTTGCTTGTGAACTGATAGCCAGCCATGAACATATCCTCGGCATGGGAGCGCTCCTGCGCCGCGATCTGCTCTTGGAGCTTCTGCGTGTCAGTGTTGTATTTCGTCTCCCATTCCGAAACCTTCTGTTTGATGCCCTCGATGTCCTGCCCTTCGAAAGATTTGATCTGTTCGTTGGCGGACGTGAGCTGTGCCTGTACCCCTTTCAGTTCGGTTTCCTTCGCGTCGAATTTATCCTTCGACACATAGCCGCCAGCTTTCAAGTTCACCAGACTGATGTCCTTGTCGCCGTCAATAGCAGCTTCCAGCTCTGCGTACGTCATAGCCTTGGGTTCCTCGCCGTCCTTCGGGGTTCCAAAAAGTTTCTTCAAAAAATCGTAAGCCATCGCGCCTACCTCCTTTATTCGCTGATTTTGTTTATATCCGGGTTCACTCCCGGTCTGCTATCTGGCGTTTATATCTCCGCCAGCAAGAGAACGTGTGTCTTTATATCCCGTCACACCTTGGGAGGATGATGCAGTTTATATGCCGTGCGTCTGGGCAAAACAAAAGAGCCGACCGCATTGCCGCAGGTCCGCCCCGTGTAAGATGCCGCACAGTCGCGTGATAGCCCCGTGCAGCGTTTTTATTCGGTTGTATGCGTATTTCTTCACCTGTAAACTGAAAGCGCCGTGTGGCGCGTTTCTCGCGGTTATTCGGGATGTCCTCTTGCCGTAATCATTCTTTCCCTCCTGTCCTGTGAGATATTAATTTGCTCCTTTGAGCCGCCCAGCGTGCTGATTGCGCCGCTGACTGGTTCCATGATACTATCCGCCCGGACGAATCTTTGGTAGCAACAACTCCCGTCCGAGTGCTGTCTGTCTTATGATTTGTTTGCTCGCAAAGGTCGCGGTACTTTGCCTCCTGCGCTTTGAGCCGGACGCTCGATGCGCTGAAAGCATCCTGCATTTGCGCCTTGACCGCCGGGTCCGTCGCCGCATCCGCAGCCGCCTTATATCCGGCAAGCTCACGCTTTGTCGCCCGGATAGCCCGTTCGTTCTGCCTCATGAGCTGGGACACTTCGTATTCGGTCAGGTCATCGCCGTTGTACTTGAATCTCGGTGCATCGTACCAATCGAGCAGCTCCTTTGAATACGCTGGCTTCGATAGCTCCGGGAAGAAAGGATAAAAGCTGTGACGGCAATTCCAGCCGCACAGCCCTTCTCCCGTACCGTATCCGGTTGATTCCTCGAAGTTCGGATAATCCGCCGTCGCTCCCTCGATTTTGAATACTCGACCCTGCCATTCAGCATGAGAAGGACGCGCCCCGGCGTGCGCCGATGTCTCGTAGTATTCGCAGCCCAGATCGGCACCGTACAGCTCTGTCAGCCTCCCGGCTGTCTGATTCATCCCTGTAAGGACCGACCGCCTGACAGCCACATCCAGCTGATCTCGATGCCCGGACGCATACAAAACGTAATTGCCGTCCCCGGCAGCGCGTTTTATTGCATCCCGTATCGCTTGATCGTATGAAAAAGCGCCGGATTGCAGCTTCATATACGCCTCATTTACCGCCAGCTCATACAGCCCGGACGCGCTTGCGCCCATAGTCATGGTCAGATTCCGAAGGTCGCCGTTCGTCTTGCTGATCGCCGCCTCCATCGTCTGCCTCATAGCCGGGGATAAGGCGATATTGACATCCTTGCCGTTCAGAACAAGCGGACGAGCATCGTTCTCCATGCCGACAATAGCCGCCTCATTGAACATCCGCTCAACCTCTTTCTGAGAAAGCCCGGACACCTGCGCCACCTGCTTTGTTACATCCCCCAGAAGCATCCCGGACTGCATTGCCTTATCAATCTGGTGTTCCGCTGTCGGCGTGATGCCACCCGTTTTGACTATCCGCCGGGATATGTCCGCAATGATTGCCCGGTCCAGCTCGTCATACAGCCCCAGAAGATGATCGGCGCAATGTGCGAGATAGTCGGGTGTAAGCATCGCATCAATCCTCCGTATAGTCCTCGATCACTTCTATGCCATATTCAATGGCACACTGGTTTTCAATCCTGCATCCTCGCGCTTCCTGCCAGTCTTTTGTGAAATATGCCACATCAGCATCCGCCAGAATTTCGAGCGATTTTGCCAGATATTTCAGTGGGACGCATCCTGCCGCCGGGTTGTATTCGGAGAAGTATGAATCAAGAATCTCGATATCTTCTCCGAAGTTTCGTTTGCAGCATTCGATAGCTTTGACCCTCTCGGTAAGGATTTCTTCTTCCGTCTTGCCGTTCATCGGCTGTGATATGAATACCTTAACCATACAGCCCTCCTTACTCTTCCGTATCGGTACAGAAGAATATGCCGCCAATGCCCTCGAAGATGTCCCTCGCGATATCTTCATAGAGTGTGGATTTCAGCCCGTTGAGATCGCCTAAATCGTCATTGAAGAACTGCACCACCTTCTTAGCAAACACCACATAATCAGCGCCAAAGCCAGCGCCCTCAACGCTCTTTGTGTACCGAAACGCCGGGTTTCCTTCAAAGGCTTTCTGAAACAGCTTGATTCTGGGGTCGCCCAGCGCGTTCGCCGGAAGGACCAGAATCCTGACCACCACCTTCCCGAACGTTTTGAACTTCGGAAGGAGCTGCGTCAGAGCGTCCGCTTTTTCCTCCCCTTCAACCCGGAGAACGATGGTCAGGTTCTCTGCATCGTACTCGACATTGATTGCCGGGTCCTCGCCGAACATCGCCACCATCTCGTCATAGAACTCGCCCCACGGTGAACTAAGGTACAGTTTTCCATTCATGTTACGTTACCTCCTTTACTCTACTGGCGGATATGTGGGCTCCGCAGGTATCATTTCTCTGGCTGCTTCTTCCGAGCAACCGAAGTACCACATATAGAACTTTTCCAGTTTAAGTTTCCCTGCAACAACCATGTTCCAGCGGCGCTGGTATTCGATGTCCGTATCTTCAAGAACGCCGTCGCCCCATGTGATTGTTTTCTCAATAGCTCCATCCGGGACGATGCCGTACAGAGAGCATATCGTATTCATCACATAAATAAGGTCGTCCAGACCGTTCTCCCACGCTTTCTGCATGGCGCTGACCGTCGTGTACGACCTCTGCTTTGAGTATTTGATTTCTGTCGCCGTTCGCTCGCCGTTCGCGGTGGCATTGGTGTCGGATATCGTGCCGTATGCCAGCCCACACAGAAATTCGATATTGCGGAATAGCTTATTCAGACCGTTGAACAGGGATGAATCCCTGATCTCCGGGCTGTATGCCTGTATGAATCCGGTCTTTTCGGTTCCGCCGAAGTCATATGTCCGGTATTGGCGCTCCTTGCCGTGTGGAAGAATCGGATTGCCTCGCTGGTCCGTTGTGAACAGCGTTTCATCCGCATCAATCGCGGCTTCCTTCGCCTCATACTCCCAGAGAATACGGCTGTACTGCCTGTCGGCTTCCTCTATGACCTCGACCGCCCGTGAATATACGCTCGCGCCCAGCGGAGAATGAGGATCGATATTGTTTGCCCTCGGTGTCTTGATGTACACGAAGAAGGGCTTCTCGATGCCATCCATCTCGACGATGGGGTCAAGCCCCTGCCATTCATCCACGCTTTCCAGCGGCACCTCCGTCATGAACGGATGCTCCACCGACATCTGATCATCCTCTGTCGTCATGGTGTTCAAGCGCTCGCTGCGGAACGCCTTGTTGACCACCGTATAATGCTCCCCTTCCAGATTGTGATGTTCCAGCCGGGTATAGATATAGTCGCCGACACGCTTTGTATCGACGAATACTGCCCCGGTCACTTCCTTGTTGCTGTTGAATGCGGTCGGGAAGAATCTGTTCGCCTGTACCACATCCACCATGATCTCGTCCGGGTTCCCGTTTTCATCTTCCCCGGCTGCATATGGCTTTAAGACGATGCCGCCAAGCGCACACCACATCTCAACTATGTTGCTCATGTTATCCAGAGCAGTGTCCATCTGCCCCTTGATGAATGTCGCCCTCGCGCTGCCCGTGATGTCCATGTCAAACTCCGTGAGTACGAGCCGCGCCATTTCCTCCGATATGGTTGCCGGGAGATTAAGGCACTTCACGTGGGCTTCTCCGCCCAGCCAAGGCGGAGTGTTCTTGTACATATTGAGCCAAAGCTGGATCGCGTTATCCATTACCCCGGATGTCGCGATCTGGACATTCAGCTTTTTCTCAAGATTCTGTTTTGGTAGCATTCTGCCCGTCAACCTCCTTACAAAATCAATAAATCCCATTTCCTGTCACCTCCCAAGCAGCACCGCTCAACAATTTCTTGATTCTCTTCTCGAAGGTGTACTCGAAAGCGTCCAGTGTATCAATGTCGGATGTTCCGTCGTCGAGCCTTTCCAGCTCAATCTTCTTCGGGTTCCATACCGCCATGCTTATGGCTTCCTCAAATGTCTCACATTCCTCCGTGAAGAAAATCCTGCCCTGCGCCGCCAGAGTCGTGACCGTCCGTATTCGTCCGATTATCTCGCTCTTTCGGGCATTCTCGATCTTCGTGTTACCTAAGTTCATCCGGTTCATTGCGTTCCTGATGCCCCGGATAAGAACAGGCTCCGCACTATCGGCAAATACCCTCGTGACAAAGCCATAATCGTTTAGTATCCCGGTCATAAACCGCAGGAACAATGCACTCAGCATTTCCGGGTCGATGTCGTTGAGCCGTCGCCCGGTATCCGGGTCCCGTTCCCCTTCAAGGTACCGCTTGCTCCGCAGCACGATCAGGTTCTTATATCCGGTTGTCATGCCTGTTGCAACAAAGGCGTGACCGGACCCGTTTCCACCGAAGTCTATCCCGATGTTTATTTCTATGATGGAATCTTTCTCCGGCGCGTCTGCCGCCGGATAACCGCCAGAATTGCCCTTATGCGCCATACCCATAGCAACAGCCGCAGGTATGGAGAACTTCCCGTCATGCGCCGCAATACTCGTCGCCAACGACGGATAAACAAGCCCCTCGGCGATGGTCCGCTGTCCGAGTATGTCCCGGATGTACCAGATTGAACCCTCGTCATACTGGCTTATGATCTCCTCCAACCGCCCCGGCGGAATGTTGATATTCTGGAATATGTCGAAATGCCTGTAATTGTATCCGCCGATAAGCTGCCCTGCCGCAGCTTTGGACGCATACAAATCCAGATAGTCAGTATATATCGGTGCTTTCGGATGCTCCGGGTTCAAGTCCCAGAATATCTTCCTGCGCTTCGCCGCCAGCTGTCGGTTGAAAGCCTCCTTGATCGTGTTGTCGTGATGCAAGTTTATCTCCGTCGCAATCCACATTCCGTATGAGTTACCACGGATTTTCTTGAAGCTGTCCGAGTATGCGCCGCCAGCGAATATGACGATTTTCTCAACGCCGCCCGTCGATACTCCCTTGATGCGGAGGCAGTCGTTGTCCTTGTACTTGCTCCACCTGCATTGTCCCCGGAAGATATATTCAAGCCCGAATCCGTTCGCGTCTCCGATGTTCAGCTTCGCGTTTGCCATGGTGGACCCGGTCGCCAGATGAATCTTGTCCGGTGTCGTTTTCAGCTCATGAGCAAAGGCGAACACGTTGTCTATCGTTTTACCGGAACGGACAGCCCCTTCCAACACGTTGTAAGTGTTGAATCTGCATTGGCTGATATATTCCTTATGCTCGTCTCCGAAATTGAAGGGTATGGTGCGCCGTTTCCGGGGACTTCTATTCGGTTTCTTTGTCGCCATAGATGTCCGCCTCCAATTCCTCCATATCCTCTATCTCGCTGATGGTTCCAGCGTCTTTCTCCTGCTGATACTCGAATTCGTCCCGGCGGAGCTTCGCATCTGTCTTGTGCATCCTCTCCGACGGGCTTTCCCCGATGGTATCCCTCAGGAATGAAGCCGCCTTTACGTTGCCCTTCGTTGCTTGGTTGACCATAGCGACCATTATCGCCATCTGATTCGTGATTTCTTCCTCCGGCACCCCGTATTCGAGCATTTTCTTCTCCACTGATGGGTTCGATACAGCCATATCAAGGAGCATT